GCGTTAACGACGCACGGCCCGCAGGAGCTTGACTCTGATAAGGATATTTGCGTTCGTATCACCGACAAGAACAAGCAGTACATCGTTATGACGGCGTATAAGGGCGGAGAGGAATCCAGGAGAGTCATCAAGCTGGATCAGCTCGTTCTTGAGCCCAAGCAGGAGTAAGGAAGGAGGAGCAGCAGACAATGTCGATTAAGTTTGACGATAAAAAGCCCGGCACAAAGGGCGAAGAGAAGAACTCCGCAAAGGAGAACAAGCCCGCAAAGGACGCCGGCAAGGATACCAAGACCACGAAAAAATAGGAGGATGGATGAGAGATGAGCGTCATCGTGATCTCTGAAGAGCTGCTGAATGCGGCAAAAAACTATCTGGACATCACATGGACGGACGAGGCGGCGGACAACAAGCTCAAAGATCAGCTGCGGCGCGGCATCGCATACATTTCCGCAAAGACCGGCGTTTCGGAGTCGGACTTTGCGGGAAACTCCGTGGACTATCGTGCCCAGGAGCTGCTTTTCAATTATGTCCTGTATGACAGAGCGGGATCCGTCGATCAATTCAAGAAAAACTACAGGTCGGACATCATCGGCCTGCATGCGAAATGGGAGGTGTCAAGACACAATGAGACCAATGCAGCAGACTGAAACCTTCCCGGACGGGATCGTCGAGATTTACCCGGAGCAAAACAGAACGCTGGGAGCCAAGAAGGGCTCCCTGCGGTATGAAAGGCAGTCCGTGGGCGTCAACAGGTATTATCAGGCACAAGCCCTGGCATCCAACAGGATCGACAGGGTGATCAAGGTACCGCACACCGCTCTGGCAGACCGGATGGACATCGCCGTCATGGTGACGGAAGACGGGAGACAATACCGGATACTGCGCATCCAGAGCAAGCCGGAGCGGGGCGTGGACCTTTGGGAACTGCAGTCCGTGCAGGTGGCGATCAGAAAGCCGGCGCCGGAAGACAGCTCCCAGGAATAGAAAAGTTGCACCGGTGCAACGAGGAGGCAGGATGGCAAGAACCTACAAGGCAAAACCTGACCAGCTGGGGAAAGCGATAAAAGAGATCCTGACGGACTACGGGGACAATGTGACGGAAGGCGTAAAGGAGGCCACCAAGCGCGTGGCCAAGATTGCGGCGCAGGAAGTCAAGGCAAAGTCCCCGGTCGGGAATGGACCCAAAAAGGGAAGGTATAAAAAGGGCTGGAGGGTAAAGGAAGAGTCTCTGAACAGGCTGCAATCCAGCGCGATCGTCCACAACCGGACGGACTATCAGCTGGCGCACCTACTAGAAAAGGGACACGCCCTGCGAAGGGGCGGGAGAACTTACGGAAAGGTGAAGGCCATCGTGCACATTGAGCCTGCGGAGCAGCAGGCCATCAAGAATTTGGAGGAGGCAGTGAGGAGAATTGCAAAAGAAGGATGAGATCGTCAAAAGCATACTTGCAGGCCTGGTGACGAAGGAATTGATCACCGGGTACGAATACGACCACTTCACGCAGGCAGCTCCGCTCGTGCCTCCGTTTGCGTTATACCGCCGCGTGGCGTCGGACAATTTCTCTGCAGACGGAAAGGTGTATCACCGGGGAGACAATGTCGATCTGGAGATCTATGCGGACACGCCGGAGGACATGGCAGTGATCATGGATGAGGCGGAGAAGCTCCTGGATGAGGCGGAGATCTTCTGGCGATGCACGGCGGACACGGCTTACATCGAAAGCGAAAATTATTACGAAACGCTATATGAGCTATAGCGGGAAAGGAAAAAGGCAATGGCAGCAAGTAACAAAAACAAAGTAAAGTACAACTTGCGGAACGTGCACTGGGCGAAGATCCTCATCGCGGACGATGGCACCATCTCTTTCGGTACCGTCTATCACTGGCCCGGAGCAGTCAGCATGACGCTGGACGCGCAGGGAGAGCCTACGATCTTCTATGCGGACGGCATTCGGTATTATGTCGTAAACAACAACAACGGATATTCCGGAGATTATGAGAGCGCCATGGTGCCCCTGCAGTTTCGCAAGGACATCCTCGGAGAATTTGAGGATAACAATGGCGTGCTGATCGAAAACGCGGACGCGCCCAGCGTTCCCTTCGCGCTCATGTTTGAGTTTGAAGGTGACAAGAAGGGCATCCGCCACATCGTTTACAACAACACCGCAACCCGCCCCAGCATCGGATCCAAGACCAAGGAAGACACCACGGAGGTCCAGACGGAGACTCTGACCATCACCAGCAGCCCTCTCTACATTCCGGCACTGGAGAAGAGTGTCACCAAGGCAAAGACCGACGAGAACACCTCGGCAACGACTTACAACAACTGGTATGCGGCTCCGTACCTGCCTAACAGCGTGGCGTCCAGCGTAAGCATCAGCGGACCCAGCAGCGTGGCAGCAGGCAGCACCATCACGCTTGTGGCAACGACCGTCCCTGCAGAGGGAGAGGTGGTTTGGTCATCCAACGACACGGATGTCTTGACGGTCACGAGCGGCGGCGTGGTTTCCGGCGTGGCAGCAGGCTCCGCAGTAGTCATGGCGACGCTGTCAACGGACAGCTCCGTCTTTGCAACGAAGGTGATCACGGTCACTGCATCATAGTTTTGAATTTGAGCAAAAAGGAGAACCCTCACCGTCTGCAAAAGGCGGCGAGGGTGTTTGCGTGGAGGGCGTATGTATAAAAAAATCAGCGTGACGCTCGCAGACGGCGAGCAGGGAGAAATGGCATGCCTGGCGAATGGGGCAACGGCCATCAGGTACCGTCAGACCTTCAAGGAGGATCTCCTGACGGGAATCAGCGTACTTTTGCAGGCGATCGGGGAAGACAGCCTCGTGAAAGCGCAAAGGGAGCAGAGGAGAAAGGAACAGGCACAGCTGCAGGGGCAGGAAGAGTCAGAAGAAAAGAAGACGCAGGAGCAGGAAGACGAAGAGGACAAGGAGCAGATGAGGATCCTGCTGTCCGTCCTGAAGTCCGGAAAGCTTGGCATGGTCTCAGAGCTGGCCTATGTCATGAACATGCAGGCAAAAGCGAAGGACGAAAACAACATGACCTATGCCAGCAGGATGAACGTGGAAGATTATATCGCATGGCTTGAGGAGTACGACTCCATGAGCTTCCTTACGGGTGCGATTGACTTTATCAGCTTATACATCGGCAACAAGACAGGCGGCTCTACGCCAAAAAAAGAGGGCGCCCAACTGAAAGGCCAGTAAATACTGCGCTCTATCTTTTGAGGGCGAAGCAGTTGGGACTGACGCTGGCGGAGATGGACGAGCTCGAAGAGGGCATGATCATGGACATGATCACGGAAAGCGGAAATGATGCCGCGTCGGATGAATACAGGGAACTGGCAACCCAGGAAGACTTCGACGCATTCTAGGAGGTACCATGGCGAAAGAAAAAATCAGGGGCATAACTATAGAACTCGGAGCCGACACCAGCAAGCTGATGGAGGCCTTCCGGAATGTGGACAAACAGCTGAAGCAGAGCACGAACTCACTGAAGGACATTGACAGGCTCTTGAAGCTAGATCCGAAGAACACGGAGCTGCTCACGCAGAAGTACAACACGCTCGAGACTGCGATCGGACAGTCAAAGCAAAGACTCCAGGAGCTCACGCGGATCCAGGATGAGATGGTTTCCCAGGGAAAGGTAGGGACGGCCGAGTGGGATGCACTGCAGAGGGAGATCATTGACACACAGCAGGATCTGAAGAGCCTGGAGCAGGAATACAAGGAATTTGGATCCGTGGCCGCGCAACAGGTCAAGGTGGCCGGCGAAAAGATGCAGCAGCTCGGAGACAAGATGGCCAGCGTGGGCAAGAGCATGACCACCTACGTAACCACGCCGATCGTGACGGGCTTCGCGGCAGCAGTCAAGAAGACCATGGACTTCGACAGCGAGATGTCGAAGGTGAAGGCCATCTCTGGGGCGACCGAGGAAGAGTTTCAGGCGTTGCGCGACAAAGCCATCGAGATGGGCGACAAGACCAAATTCTCGGCGGCGGAGTCGGCAGAGGCTCTGGAATACATGGCAATGGCCGGATGGAAGACCGAGGACATGCTCTCCGGTATCGAGGGCATCATGGCGCTGGCGGCGGCGTCAGGGGAAGAACTCGGCACCACTTCCGACATTGTGACGGATGCACTGACGGCATTCGGCATGACGGCAGCAGACTCCGGGCACTTTGCGGACATTCTGGCGGCAGCATCCTCGAATGCGAACACGAATGTTTCCATGCTGGGCGAGTCGTTCAAATACGCGGCGGCTCCTGCAGGCGCTCTCGGATACTCGGCGGAGGATGTGGCTCTGGCACTCGGCCTGATGGCAAATTCAGGCATCAAGGCAGACATGGCAGGAACCAGCCTCCGAAACCTGTTCACGAGGATGGCAAAGCCGACAAAAGAATCAGCGGAGGCCATGGATCGCCTCGGGCTAAAACTCTATGACGATACGGGAAAGATGTACTCCCTGCGCGAAATCATGGAGCAGCTCCGGGGATCCTTTGCAGAGATCAACATGCCGCTCGAGGAGTACAATGCGCGGCTGGATGAACTGGATGCGGCACTCGAAGACGGCACAATTAAACAAAAAGAATACGACAAAGAACTCGAAGAGCTCAACCTCCAGGCGTTCGGTGCGGAAGGCGCGGAAAAGGCAAGGGCGGCGGCCATGCTCGGCGGCTCCAGGGCAATGTCCGGCCTTTTGGCCATCGCAAATGCGACGGAGGAAGATTTTGACAAGCTGGCCGGTGCAATCGATCACGCCAGCGACACCATGGTAAAGACGGCAGACGGCTCCGTGATGACGATGACGCAGGCTCTCGAAGAGGGTGCGGAAGTCGTGGAGCAGTACAACGGCGCAGCGGATCAGATGTCGCAGGTGATGATGGACAATGCGTCCGGAGACTGGACGATCCTCGCCTCACAGGTGGGAACACTCGCAATCCAGATCGGTGACATCCTGATGCCGGTGGTAAGGGATTTTATTCAGGGCCTGCAGGGCCTCGTGACATGGCTCAACAGTCTCGACGAAGGAACGCAGAAGACCATCGTGACCATCGCGCTCGTGGTGGCGGCGATCGGGCCACTCCTGCTCATCGGAGGAAAGCTCGTCTCGGGCGTCGGCACTTTGCTCACACTGGCACCGAAGCTCGTCAGCGGTTTCTCGTCCGTGGGCGGAATATTTACGAAACTGGCCGGAGGAGGAACAAAGGCGGCAACGGCAGTCAGCAGTCTCGGATCTGCGGCAGGATCTGCGGCGGCACCTGCGGCAAACGCGGCAGGGAGTATCGGAACGCTGGCACAGAACGCGGTCGGATTTATAGCACTGGGAGCCGGGATCCTTTTGGCGGCAGCGGGACTCGCGCTCCTGGCACAGTCGGCCATCGCACTTGCGGAGGCAGGACCGACGGCTGGCGTGGCTCTTTTGGCGCTCATCGGCACTTTGGCACTCTTTGCGGCAGGGGCCGCGGCTCTTGCCCCGGCACTGACCGCAGGAGCAGCGGGACTGGTGGCATTCGGCGCGGCAGTCCTGGGCGTGGGTGCGGGAGTATTCCTGGCCTGCGAAGGACTTGCGGCACTCACAGAACAGCTCCCGACGCTTGTGGAATATGGAGGAGAGGCGACACTGATCATCCTCGGGCTCTCCGGGGCAATCGTGGCCTTCTCCGGAGCGACTCTGGTACTCACGGGAGGTCTTTTGGCACTCACGCCGGCCATCCTTGCGGCATCTGCAGCGGGAGCGGCGATCACGATCGTCGCGGCGGCGCTTACGGTGGCGCTAGCCGCCCTGACGCTGGCCGTTGGAGCTCTCGCAGCTGCGGTGGCGCTCCTGTCACTAGGCATCACGGCCCTGGACAATGCGTCGGAAAAGGCGCTTGACCACGTGGAAGACCGTTTTAAGCG